CATCAAAAGCAGTTTTTTGACCATATGTTCCGGACGGGCGGCTTCCCGGAGCGAATGCGGGCATTTTTAACGTGGCATCGGCGCGCAGGTAAGGATAGCTGTTCTATTAACGGGCTCGCCATAGCCTCCCAGATGCGCGCAGGGACGTATTGGCACTTACTTCCGACATTAAATCAAGGCCGGAAAGTGGTATGGAACGGCATTGATAGCTCAGGACGGCGAATCATCCACCAAGCCTTCCCAAAGGAGATGGTGGAAACCCCCAACGAAAACGAAATGACATTGAAGCTGAAAAATGGATCATTTTATCAAGTGGTTGGCTCGGACAATTACAACAGCCTTGTGGGCGCTAACCCCTTGGGTGTTATTTTCTCAGAATGGGCGCTTTCTGACCCCGCAGCTTGGGACTTCGTTCGTCCCATTCTTTTGGAGAACGGTGGTTTTGCTGCCTTCATCACCACGCCACGCGGTAAAAACCATGCCTACAAGCAATGGAAACAGGTACAAGGCCAACCTGCGTGGTTTACCTCCCTCAAAACAATTAATGATACCTTCCGCAATAACGGGGAGCCGATCATCACGCAAGAGATGATTGAAAACGAGAAACTGGAAGGCGTGGCAGATGAGATCATTGACCAAGAGTATTATTGCAGCTGGGAGGGCATCAATTTCGGCTCTATTTACGGCCGCCAGCTGAATAAGTACCATTTCCAGCAAATCGTCTTTGATGAGCCGTGGATTGAGGATCTTCCGGTATTCACGGCCTGGGATATCGGCCACAGCGATGCAACGGCCATATGGTTCTATCAAATCGTCAATGGGGAAATCCACATAATCGACTTTACCGAAGGCACCGGTTCTGATGCCGACGAATGGCTCGATAAACTGGAAACCTTCCCCTATGCCTTTGGGACCCCAGCCCTGCCCCATGATGCCAAGAATAAGACCTTCGCAACTAAGTATTCTGCGCAGGATAGGTTTATCGCTAGGAAACTCGCCCCGTATATCGTGCCTAACATGCGGGTAGCGATGGGGATACAGGCGGTGCGTGCAATGATCCCGGTTGTGTGGTTTAATATCGGGAATCCGCGCGTCGTAAAAGGCTTGGAACACTTAGAAAGCTACCATTATGAGTGGGATGAGGTTACGAAGGTCTTCAACAGCGAGCCGAAGCACGACGAACACTCCCACCCCGCTGATGCTTTCCGAATGTTGGCATTATCTAAAACGGTAATCGAACATTGTGCAAGAAACAGGACAACGGTAGCCCGTGCTGCCACATACGTTCAAACCCCTCTCGGACGAGCCCTGAACCTGCAAAATCTGTTTGCCGATCGGGAAGCATTAAACCGGTATCGGAGAGTCTGAAATGGCCGCCAATTCAAAAGCCGCAAGTAACCCGTGGCCCCAAAGGCTACAGGCGTGGAAAAAGTTCTCCGAAAAGATGCACGAACGGGGAAGGTTAATCGAGGCCAGATATCAGGATGACCGGGAAGCAGAAACCTCCGGCCAGATGGTAAGTCAGCCCGGCATCAAGAAGGTTAACCTTTTCTACAGCAATACCACGATTATCAAGGAAAGCCTCTATAACTCCCTCCCTAAGCCCGATGTTACCCGGCTGCATAAGGGAGAAGTCGAGAATGAGCCTGCCCGCGTCGCCGCAACCATCATGGAACGCGGTTTGACCTATGAAATCCATTGCGCAAAGCACTTTGACCAAGCGATAAAGTCCGCGATTCTGGACCGCTTGGTTCCCGGCATTGGAATGATCTGGGTTTCCTTCCAGCCGCCTGAGGGGATGGCTGCATATGAGAAACCGCAGGTTCCGCCGCCCCCGGAAGCCGCAGAACCTCCACCCCCACAGGCGGGCGCTCCGCCGCAACAGGCGGGCGGCCCTCCGGGCGCTCCGCAACCGGGACAACCTCCCGGCCCTCCAATGGGCGGCCCTCCACAGGGAATGCCACCCCCGCAACAGCCGCCACAGCCACCCGCTCCGCCGCCTCCCCCTCCGCCGCCTCCCAAGCCGGCTGGATTGACCCCGAAAAAGCCCGGCAAGCCGGAAGAAATCACAGTAGATATCGTCTACTGGAAAGACTTCCTGTATGAGCCGCAAAAGGCATGGGAACAGGTCACTTGGGCGGGTCGCATCCTCCACGTTGAAAAGGATGAGGCCAAAGAGCGTTGGGGCGACAAGGCCCTGACCGGAAAAGCCGATTTCGACCGGAGTGCTGGTTTGAGCCTCGCGTCTGATGCAATTAACGAGGGTAAAGTAAGCGTTATCCAGATGTGGGACAAGAAGAAGAAAATGGTCTATCATCTTACCCCCGGCGGTGAGATTCTGGACGAGAATGAAGACCCCTATCAACTTGTCAACTTCTGGCCTTTCCCGAAGCCGCTTTGCGCGAGCCCGCCGACAAGTAAATTCCTGCCAATCCCGGATTACTATGTCGCGCAGGACCAATACATGGAAATGGATATCCTATATGCGCGAATCAACCTCATCATTGAGGCTGTCCGGGTAGCTGGCTGCTATGACTCTTCCACGCCTGCCATTGGGCGGATTCTGGACGGGGCTGAAAACAAGCTGATTCCGGTTGATAACTGGGCCATGTTTGCCGAAAAGGGTGGCGTGTCCGGAGCTATCAGCTGGTTCCCCGTGGAAACGGTTACACAAGTGCTGCAACAGCTAGTCACGACCTATGGCTTTATGAAAGAGCAGCTGTTTGAAATCACCGGCATGGCAGATATCATCCGGGGCAGCAGCAATCAGTATGAAACAGCCAAGGCGCAGCAGATCAAGGCGCAGTTCGCCAGCGTGCGCATGAATGCCTATCAACGTGACGTGGCATTCTTTGTGCGGGATACTCTGCGGATCATGGCTGAAATGATGGCGCAGCTATACAGTGATGACAAGCTGTCAATGGTATGTGGCCTTTTGCCGAAGGAAGATCAGCCCTTTGTGCCTCAGGCTTTGGAGCTGCTTCGTTCGGACTTCATGGCTAAATATACCATTGACATTCAGGCCGATTCTCTCACTCAGGAAGACTGGGCGCTGCAACAGGAGCAAAGGGTCGGCTTTATTGAGGTCCTGAGCGGCTATCTGCAAGCACTGGTTCCGGCGGTTGAAGCACAGCCTGCAATGGGTCCGCTACTGGCGCAGGCCATCAAGTTTGCCATCGTCGGATTCAAGGGTTCGTCGGAGCTTGAAGGCGCGATTGATTCCGGCATCAAAATGCTGGCTGAAAAAGCCAAGCAAGCCGAAGACGCTCCGCCTGAGGAAACGCCGGAGCAGCAAAAGGCCAAGGCTGAGCAGGCGAAGGCGCAGGCCGATATGCAGATCAAACAGCAAGAAGCCCAGATGAAGCAACAGGCACAGGCCGCAGAGCTTAAATTCATGCAGGATAAGTTCACGGCTGAGCTACAGTTCAAAACGCAACTGTACGCAATGGAATTGCAGCATAAGGAAAAGATGAGTGCTATTGAAGCCCAGCAGCGGGAAGATCGGGCTGTGATAGAAGGCCGACAGAACGAGGCTCGGTTTGTGTCGGAGCGTTTGCAGGATGCGCAGAGAGCAGGAATTCCAGCAAACAATAATGAGGCTCCGCCGCCGGGAGTTTAACATGCCATATGAATCTGAAAAACAAGAGCGTTTGATGCAAGCTGTGGCTCATAATCCACAGTTCGCAAAGAAGGTCGGTATTCCTCAGTCCGTGGGCCAGAAGTTTGAGGCCCATGAAGATGATGAGAAGAGGGCCAGAGTTAACGCACTTAGGGGCGGCCGTTCGCGCGGCAGCAGGGTTCCCGGAATGACGAAGTATTAAGCCATGATCTATACCTATCACTGTGAAGAGTGCAAAAGAGACTATGAAAGGGTATGCTCTTTAGCTGCCTATGTAGAGGACCCCACTCTTCACTGTAGAGAATGCGGTAAGCCCGCAGTTCGGGTCCTCACACCGGTACGCATCTTTTCCAAGGGTAATTTCGAGCCATTTGTCTCCCCCGTAGATGGCTCTGTAATTACTACCTCCACGGAGCTACAGGAACACAACAAGCGGAACAACGTGGTAAACCTGCATGACGGCTATGATGAAGCGGCCGTTAAAAGGTTCACTGAGCGGCAATGGAATCAGGCACCAGAGGAAGAGAGAAAGAAAGACCTGAACGCAGACATGGAAAAGGCGATTCAAAAGCTGGAAGAAGGCTACAAACCGTCCCCCGCAGAATATACAGAGGAAATTCCCAATGATGGGCGACCTACATGACGATATCCTAGCTGCCATGCAAACAGAGGGTGGTCAGCAGGGTGCAACTCCACAGCCCGGAGAGAGCGATTTTGTCAATCCTACCTCCGAAACTCTCCCGCCTGTCTTTCCTGATGGGGAAACAGGCCCCACGCGCGGCCCGGATGGCAAGTTCCGATCAAAGCAGGAATCACCCGCTGAGCCAACGCAGCAACAGCCGCAGCCGCCAAAGCCAACGCAGCAGCAGCCGCTTCCGGGCCAGCCTCCCGCGCCGGGAACACAGCAACCGCCAGTAGGCACGCAATCGCAGGGGGAGCTTCAATTTGACCCCGCAAAGCCGCCGGCTGGTTGGCGGCCGGAAATGAAAAGCAAGTGGAGCAACATCCCGCAGGATATCCGGGAGGAAATCACGCGGCGCGAACAGGATACCGCTGCGGGCGTCCAAAAGCTACAGCAGTATTACGCGCCGATGGAGCAGATTTTCCAAGCGGTCCAGCCCTATGCTCCGTACTTTGAGCATATCCAAGAAGACCCCCGCGCCTATCTGGATAGTCTCATTCAGACAGAGCAGACTTTGCGGCTCGGCAATCCCGCTCAGCGGGTTTCGCTACTTCTGGCCCTTGCGGATCA